TGAAGGGACGATTTGTTTGAGGGGTCCTTTCTTGCTCTTCTTAATGGACAGGTATGCTCTAGGTGGTTCGATTCCGTTTGTGGCATTTGACACAACGGAACTGCTCTCCGAAGGCATCTGTGCGGACAGTGTTGAGTTCCTAAGACCGTATTGTTTAATCCGTTCTCTAAGATACTCCCAATCACACTGAAGCTCATTCGGTACAATCTCATCTACTTCGTTCTTATATGTATCAATAGGGAGAATTCCATCTGCGTATTTTGTTTTACCAAAGTATCCGCATGGACCTTTCTCCATTGCAAGACGGTTGGATGCATTCAACAAAGCGTATTGGAAACGCTCAGTCAATTTATGCACCAAGTCATGTGCCTTAGTGCTGTCATAGTTTGCACCATGCTTAGCAAGGTAATGTGCCAGACCAATGTAACCAATGCCCAAAGAACGACGATTGATGGTGCTTTGCTTGGCAGCAGACACAGGGTATTCCTGATAGTCAATAAGGGCATCCAGACCCCTTACAGCGAGGTCACAGAGTTCATCCAGTTCGTCCAGGTTCTTCAGTTTACCGACATTGATAGCAGACAGAATGCACAGAGCAATCTCACCAGACTTATCAATGTGCTGAATAGGATCAGTAGGCAGAGTGATCTCTTGACACAGATTACTCATACTCACCTTGTCCTTGAATGACGAGTGTGAATTGCAGTGATCGATATTCATAATATAGAGACGACCAGTCTCTGCACGTTCTTTCAGAATGTCCAGAAAGAGTTCTTGAGCACGGACAGTTTTTCTTGGAATAGACTTATCTGATTCAAACTCCACATAGAGATCATCAAATGAATCAGTACCAAAAGCATCATACAGACCTGGCACATCGTGAGGGCTGAAGAGGGAGATGATTCCGTTTGAGATGAATCGCTCATAGAAGAGTTTACTGATCTGAATACTATAGTCTAGTTTACGAACTCGGTTATCTTCTGTTCCTTTGTTATTCTTAAGGACAATAATGTCTTCTATTTCTTGATGCCAGATAGGAAAGTGGACAGTCGCTGACCCACCTCGGATGCCGTTTTGTGTGCAGCATCGGACAGTTGATTCAAACTTTTTGAGGAAGGGGACCACACCTGTGTGTTGAACCTCTCCGTCTCTGATCTTACTGTTGATGCCACGGATTCTGCCTGCGTTGATACCGATTCCTGCACGTTGAGCAACATAGTAACCAATAGCCATGTCACTGCTAAAGATGCTATCGAGGGTGTCATCAACATCAACAAGAACACAGCTCGCAAATTGTCGAAGTGGAGTTCGCACCCCTGCCATGACAGGTGTGGGAATGTTGATGCGGTGCTTTGAGATTGCGTCGTAGTATTTTTTGACATATTCCAGGCGATAAAACTTATCATCATCTTGGAACAGGGTTGCCGCAATCATCATGTACATGAACTGAGGAGTCTCGTATACCTCTCCAGAACTGCGATCCTGCACTAAGTATTTATCTACAACCTGACGAATGCCAGCATATGTGAACAGATAATCACGCTCATGATCCATGAAACTAGAAAGTTTATCCCACTCTTCATCAGTATACTTTGAAAGGATAGTAGAATCATAGACACCAAGATCAACGCACTTCTCAACGTGCTCTTTCAGAGGAGGGTGTCCATCAGGGTGACCGTTGTAAACTGCTTTTCTCAGTCCAAATAAAAGCAAACGAGCAGCAACAAACTGATAGTTGGGTGCTTCCAAAGAAATTAAATCGTTGGCAGAACGAATCAAAATCTCTTGAATATCAGAGGTCTTAATACCATCAAAAAACTGAAGACCAGCATTCATCTCCACCTGACTCTCGGAGACACCTGCAAGACCTTTACAGGCGTGCTCTACCATCGCATGAATCTTATCAAGGTCTAGAGGTGTTTGCTCTCCATCTCTTTTGACTACATGGATTTCTTTCATACCTTTTTCCATTCGCTTAGTTTAATCTGTGCTTGTAAGCCGCTGTAAGTATTAAATTCTACCAGAGATTGAACGTCATGTCCAGCGATGTACATATCATTCAAATCCTTTTCTTCTAGGTTCTCTGGCCAAATCACAATCTCATATCCTTTGTCGATTGCTTTCTCCATTCTTTTAACAATCTCTTTGTTTCGCTTCTCATTATCATAGACAAAGACTGCTTCTTTGCCAGACAACAATGCCCAATCAACGTCTGCTCCTGCCATGGCAATTGCATTGTCGATGTAGAGACTATCAAAAGGTCCTTCAGTGATGTAGACAGTCTTCTTAAAGTCTACTCGGTTGAGACCAAAGACTTTAATTCTAGACTCATCCAACATGATGGTGATGTATCGCAACTTATCATCACTATTCAGGGACCTCCCTTGGAATCCAAACCACTCGCCCTGTTGGTCAATGAAAGGAATAATAATTCTTGGGTGATCCTTTTTGACATCTTTGAACGTTGGTTTTTGAGTATTGACCCATGTGCAGAACTTATCAGTATAGAACAAATCTGAGTAACTTGCCTCAGGAATTTGACGACCGAGAAGATATCCAACTGCAGGGTGTCCTTTATTTAGTTGATCCATACTTTGAAGTTCTCCCTTTTTCTTGAACTTCGGTTTTTCAAATTTGGGTTTGGGAACGTATGAACCTTTACCTGTAGTTCCTGTCTTGTAACGCTCCATGATATATTCATCATAGAGGTCTGGTGCATTGTCTTTCAGGAAGTTTGGCAGCGTCCTTCCTACGCCACAGTTATGACACTTAAAGACCATATCCGTCTTGATACGAAAGAAGTACCCTCGTGCCTTATTACGATGCTTCTGAGAGTCACCGCAATACGGACAGCGAAAGTTATACAAATCTGCCTTCTTCCGAGCAAACTTTTCTAGTCGCCCAGAGAGGAGATTTACATAGTGGACATCAACAAATTCAGACAATACGATGGACAACTGCTGTGTCCATCATACTTCTTTGTTGTGCAGTTGTCAACACCTCTATGATCGGAGGAATCACAGTCAGTAATGCTATAGCAGTTGATAATACTGCACCAGCAGCAACGACAAACTTTTGATTTGCGTCTACTTTCTTTTGAATTCTATCAATTCTCTCATGAAGGATATTATGATTCTTCTCTTCAGTATCTTTCATCTCTTCGATCATTTTAATGATCAACTGGTCAGATCTAGTCGCTTCATCTAAACGACTCTCATGACGCTCAAGAATGACCGATACTTTATTACTATTTTCGGAAATAGTAAAGACAGCACGCTCTAACTTCTCCAACATCTCTTTGGAAAGATCCTCGTAGATGTCAAGTTTAGATTCTAATACTGCTAGTTTACCCAATCCGAATGCCATTTACTTATCAACAGTTGCTTGTGCTCCACCTGCTCTCTGCTTCTTCATGAGAGCTTGAGTTTTCTTTTGCAACTCCATTCTGATTTGTTTGATCTTATCGTCTGCTTTTTGTTTCTCAAGATTAACTTGCTGACGAGTCATTTGTGCTTGCATTTGCTTGTCTGCCTGTTCTTTGACATTGCGAAGATGTTTAGCACGCTTATCCATAAAGAACTTACCTGCTGCTGCGGGCATAATTCTTTCAATCTTAATGTCACCTCTATAGCGATAGTTAACCAAGAGACGCATCTTTTGCATCAGTTCTGCAGGAGATGATGCATAGACAACAGTCTCACCAACCTCAGGGAGAGTGACTTTATATTGAAAAAGTCTAGAAGGCGTTGTAGGATTCTCTTTTGATTCACCAAGTTTGTTACCAGGGGCAACAAGTTTTTTATCTTCCTTAGTCTTTTTCACTTTCTTTCGGAACTTCATGACAGGATCATAACCCGCATTGGGTCCTGTGGCAGCAGCACTGCTACTAAATCCTCCTGTACCAGCAGTCATCATGGTCATAGTTCCTGTAATACTTCTTCTATATCTGGATCTATTTCTAGATCGGGCAACATTCCTACTGGATATTTATTCAAGTAAAGCAGTAATGTTTTCAAAATACTCCAATACTCTCGTTCCATTTTATAGAACAAGAGAGGTGTTGTTGCTTCACCAAAAACATTATAAAGTATGATGAGATGATTTATAATCAAGTGAGTCCTTAATTGACTCCCACGAACATAACGCTTCAAGAGTCTTTTCAGATACTTGAAGCGTTTCATGTCTTCATCAAAATCATCGCGAGTTACGCAATGAGGGTTTTCATAATGCTTAATGGCGAACAGAATGTAAGTAGATTCATTCAGTTCGTCAAATTTCATTAGCTACCAAATGTCAATGTTGCTACGGCAGAGATTACTTCAGGAGCACCGTTGTTGGAGTTGACCTTAACACGATACTGGTTGCCATCGTTTGCTGCAGTCTGACCTGTGAGTGCCAGGTTGGTGTTGGTTGCACCAGAGATATTCGCAAAACGACCAGTCGA